CAGCTTGGGATTACATCAAAACCTATGCCGGAAAGATACCTGGCGTAAAGTTCAATGAGTCAGAATTAAGATGTGATTTTCCTAATGGCTCAAGGATTACCATATTAGGTGGTGAGAACGACCAATCACTTAGAGGAATATTTTTAGACGGATGCGTATTTGATGAAACGCAAAGCATCAGTCCAAATGTATTTCCTGAGGTCATAAGACCAGCATTAGCAGATAGAAAAGGCTGGTGTATATTTATAGGTACACCAAAGGGTAGAAATTACTTTTATGACCTTTATTGCCAAGCCAAAGAAACGGAAGGCTGGTATGGTGGATTATACAAAGCTAGTGAAACAGGGATATTAGACGATGAAGAATTAGGTTCGGCAAAGGCAATGATGTCTGAGGACTTGTATGAACAAGAATTTGAATGTTCATTTCAAGCTGCAATTACTGGTTCGTATTATGGTGCGATTTTAGAGAGGCTTGAGCAAGAGGGTAAAATTACCGATGAACTTTATGACGAAAATATAGACGTTGAAACTTGGTGGGATTTAGGCATGAACGACCAAACAGTGATTTGGTTTGCACAGCGTCATAAGAATGAGATTAGATTAATAGATTACTATGAGGCTTCAGGAGAAGGACTAGATCATTACGCAAAGGTCATTCAGAACAAGCCTTACGATTATTCTACGCATATAGCTCCGCATGATATTAAGGTAAGGGAACTAGGTGCGTTTGGTAAATCAAGACTAGAATCAGCACTAGAGTTAGGGATTAACTTTACAGTTGCTCCGAAATTGTCTATTGAAGATGGGATTGAAGCAGTAAGAAAAGTATTACCTAACTGTTTCTTTGATAAGAACAAATGTGCATTAGGCATTGAAGCAATGAAAGCCTATCAAAAAAGATGGGATGATAAAAATCAATGTTTCAGAAATAAACCTTTGCATAACTTTGCTTCGCACTGTGCAGACGCTTTTAGGACTGGCATAGTGGGTGGTGGAATAGAAATGACGGATTGGACATCAACAATAAAGGTAAACACAAATTATATAATTTAAAATATGGCAAAAGTATCAAACGAAGAATTAAGACATATCATTAATAATGAGATTAATAACGCACTAGGATTTTTAGGTGGAGAATTATCTTCTCAAAGAAAAAAATCATTAGAATATTATTTAGGTGAGAAATTAGGAACAGAAATAGAAGGAAGATCACAAGTCGTTTCAACTGACGTTTCTGATACCATTGAAACTATCTTGCCTAGCCTTATGCGTATTTTTACAGCATCAGACCATACGGCAAAATGTGAACCATTCAAATCAGAAGATGTTGCGTTAGCTGAACAGGCAACGAATTATATTAATTATGTTTTTAATAAAGATAATCATGGTTTTGAAATATTATACACTTGGTTCAAAGATGCGTTACTAGAAAAAAATGGAATTGTAAAAATTTATTGGCATAACGATGAAAGTGTATCACAAGAAACATATAAAAATTTAAATGATACCGAATATCAAGTTTTAGTTAATGATGACAATGTAGAAATTGTTGATCATGAAGAATACGATGATGAAAAAGCACAACAACAATTAGATCAAATGGAAAAACTTGCAGAAATGCAAGGACAAGAAATTGATTTACCAAAACCTAAATTGCATGACGTTGTAATTAAAAGAATGTCTAGCAAGGGTAAAATTAAAATTGAAAATGTACCACCTGAAGAATTTTTAATTGAAAGAACAGCAAAGTCTATTGATGATGCAAATTTCGTAGCTCATAGAACAGTTAAAACAAGATCAGAGTTAATTGAGATGGGTTATGATAAAAATATTGTTGAACAACTCCCTGCAACTCAAATTGTTTTATATAATAATGAAAGATTAACTAGATTTAAAGACGTTGATGAATATCCTTATGATCAAACTCCAGATAAATCTACAGAGAGTGTTGAGTTGTATGAATGTTATGTCAAAGTAGATTACGATGGTGATGGAATAGCAGAACTTAGAAAAGTTACAGTAGCAGGAGATGCTGCTTATGAAATGTTGGATAATGAGCCGGTAGATCATATTCCGTTCTGTTCATTAACTCCAATTCCAATGCCACACAGATTTTATGGTCGTTCAGTTTCAGAATTAGTTCAAGATGTGCAGTTAGTAAAATCAACTGTGATGCGTCAGTTATTAGATAATATGTATCTAACAAATAATAACAGAGTCGCAATTATGGATGGCATGGTAAACCTTGATGACCTCTTAACATCAAGACCAGGTGGAGTCGTAAGAACAAAACAACCACCTAATCAAGTCATGATGCCAATGCAATCTCAAACGATTTCGCAACAGGCATTTCCATTATTAGAATACTTAGATACAGTTAGAGAAACAAGAACTGGTATCACAAGATATACGCAAGGCTTAGACGCAGACGCATTAAATAAAACTGCGACTGGCGTAAACACATTAATGAACCAAACGCAAATGCGTTTAGAATTAATCGCTAGAATTTTTGCAGAAACTGGTGTTAAAGATTTATTTAAAAGAATATTTGAATTATCTGTTAAGTATCAAGACAAAGAAAGAATTGTAAGATTAAATAATAGATACATTCCTGTAAGACCGACTGAATGGAAAGACAGATATAATGTTACAATCACTGTTGGTATTGGTTCAGGTTCAAAAGAACAACAATTAGTATTACTTAATCAAATTTTAGAAAGACAACTTCAAGCGTTCCAACTACAAGGTGGTAGAGAATATCCAATGGTCGCTTTAAAAAATATTTATAATACGCTTTCTAAGATGATTGAAAATGCAGGATTAAGAAATGTAGAAAACTATTTTGTCAATCCTGATATGGGTCAGAAGATGGTACAACCACCTCCACCTCCACCTGTAACACCAATTGAAAAAATTGAATTTACTAGAATTGATTCTGAGAATAAACGTAAACAAGCTGAACTTGAACTTAGAATTAAAGAGTTACAATCTGATAATGCTAAAGCATTGTTAGAATTTGAAACGAAGATAAAAGAATTAGAATTAAAATACAATTCTCAAATTGATTCTGCTGCAATTAAAGCAGAGGCAGATTTAAATAAAGCAATTTTATCATCTCAAGGTAAAGCATTTACGCAATCACAACAAGCAGCGATGAATTTACAGCAACAAATTCAAGGATTAAATGAACAGAGAAGAACAAGACAAGTTGAACCAGGAAGTGAGCAGATCACACAAGGCGAAACAGATACTGGAGAACCCAATATTTAAAGAGTCTTTAGAAGAATTAAAAAAATTATATACAACAAGTTTATTTAACACTGGAGCAAAAGAACAAGATACCAGAGAAAAACTTTGGTTAGCGTATAATGTGGTTGGAAAAGTAGAACAACACATTCAACAAGTTTTAGATACAGGCAAACTAGCAACAAAACAGCTAGAAGATTTTAGAAAAGAAGAAAAATCTAAGAAATTCTAACAGCAGTTAGGATAGGCTAACTCCAAATGGAGAGCTTTAATCATAACAAAGAGGTAAATATGTCAGACAATCAAGCCAACCCTGTAGAGGGAGCTGAAACTGATTTGCAAAATGCTGCAAAATCAATAGAAGGTTTATTGGTCGGAAACCAAGAACCGAAAAAACAAGAACAGGTTTCTCCTGAACCACAAAAAGAGGAATTATCGCAAGATAGTCAACCTCAGGAACAGGAAAAAATGGAAGCTGAAACAGAAGCTCCGGCTGAAGAAGAAGTTTCCGAAGAAGTATCTCAAGATGAAAACTCTGAGAATCAAATACAGGAACAGGATTCCACCTACAAGGTCAAAGTTGCAGGTCAAGAATTTGATGTTACCCTTGATGAGCTAAGAGCAGGTTATTCAAGAGATGCGGACTACCGAAGAAAGACTGAAGAACTTTCAACTGAAAGAAAAAGTTTTCAGTCCGAAGCGGAACAACAAAGGCAAGACTATTCTCAACGCTTAAATGAGTTGAATCAGTTAATGGCTTTGACACAACAACAGCTTAATTCTGAGTTTAAAGACTTAGATTTAGAGAGGTTGTACGAAGAAGACCCAACAGAAGCTGCTAGGCTTGAACATAAGATGAAAAAGAAGCAGGAAAAACTTTCTGAGTCTATTCAAAAAGTAAGAGCAGAGCAACAAAAGCAATTTCAGAATATTGTTTCTGAACAACAAAAGATTTTGGTAAATAAAATACCAGAATTTAATGATTCAGATAAAGCAAGTAAGCTGAAATCCGATATGAGGTCATATTTACAATCTTATGGTTTTAAAGATCAAGAGATTGGACAAATTTATGATCATCGTATTGTTATGTTGGTGAATGATGCCATGAAGTACAGAAATTTTCAGAAAGCTAAACCCAATTTAGCTTCTAAAATGCAAAAACCTGGAAAAGTGTTATCAAGCGGTGTCAAAAAATCAAAAACTGATGAAAACTTTGCTAAGAGGAGAGAAAAGTTGGGTCGTCTAAAGAAAACTGGTAGCATCCATGATGCACAAAGTATTTTTTTAGACATGATAACAAAAAAATAAACAATAGGAGAAAAAACTATGGCACAAGTAAGTGGTACTTTTAGTACTTATGATGCTGTTGGTGAAAGAGAAGACCTATCGGATGTTATCTACAATATCTCCCCAACTGATACGCCTTTCATGTCTGCAATCGCTAAAACAAAAGCGACTGCTGTTAATCATGAATGGCAATTAGACTCATTAGCTGCGGCTAGTGGAGCTAATGCTCAGATTGAGGGTGATGAAGTAGGTTTCTCAGCACCAGCTTCAACAACTAGAAAAGGTAACCAATGTCAGATTTCAACTAAATCTGTATTGGTAACTGGAACATTAGATGCAGTGAACAAAGCAGGAAGAAATTCTGAACTTGCTTACCAAATCTCAAAAAGATCAAAAGAACTTAAGAGAGATATGGAAAGTTCATTAACTGCTAACAATGCACCAGTAACAGGAAATGATTCTACAGCTAGAGAATTAGCAGGATTAGGCTCTTGGTTAAAAACAAACCAATCAGCAGGAGCATCTGGTGCTGCACCAGCGACTTCTGGAACTAATGCTAGAACAGATGGAACTCAAAGAGCTTTCACTGAAGCACAATTGAAAGACGTTATTAAGTCTGTATGGGACAATGGTGGCGATCCTTCAATGATTATGGTTGGTTCATTCAACAAGCAAAAACTATCTGGTTTCACTGGTGGTTCAACTAGATTTGACCCAGCAGAAAACAAAAGATTAGTTGCTGCCGTTGATGTTTACGAATCTGACTTCGGAGCAATGCAAGTTACTCCAAACAGATTCCAAAGAGCTAGAGATGCTTTCGTAGTAACTCCTGATCTTTTTGCGACAGCTTTCTTAAGAGATTTCTCTTTAGAAGACTTAGCAAAAACAGGTGATGCTCAAAAGCAATTCATGGTTGTTGAGTACACATTAGAGTCAAGAAATGAAGCTGGATCAGGTATTATTGCCGATCTTACAACTTCATAATCTTTGATTATAAATAGTGGGGGAGTAATCCCCCACTTACAATTAACCTTTCGTTTGGTCTTTGAAGTCAAAAGGCGGAACGAAGCAAACTAAAGGAAATAACAATGAGAACATTAAACGACTACTTTTTAACAGCTAAAGTTACTGATATTTCTACTGCCGGTTCTTCTTTCGTAGCAGTACCAGATGGTGGAAAAATCATTAAAATTTTAACATCAATTAAAAATGCAATCACTACAGCAGATGCTGCGATTACTTTTGAAATTGGTGGAACTGCGGTTACTGGAGGAGATATAACAATAACTCAATCTGGTTCAGCAGCAGGTGATGTAGATTCATCTGAGCCAACTGCGGCTAATTCTGTAGAAGAAGGTGATGCAATTGAAATTATTTCAGATGGTGGTTCTTCAACTGCTTGTGAAATGATTGTTACTTTCGTAATCAGAAGATAATTAAATTAGGGGGTGGAAACACCCCCAAAAAATGAGTATAGATTAAATCAAATAGGAGAAAAAAATTATGGCTGGAAATTCAACTGACCCACTATTCGCTGTCGTATCAACTGAAAAATTATCATACACTGGTACAGCAGATCAAAGTGCAGCTTTTGCAAGTGGCGTTCACCATATTAGAATTGTAGCAACATCAGATTGTCATTATGCAATTGGTGCAAACCCAACTGCAACTGCAAATGATACTTATTTACCTGCTGACACAATTGAAAAAATTAGAGTCAATCAAGGTGAAAAAATTTCTGTTGTTCAAAATTCTGCTGGTGGAGATGCTTTTATAACTTCTTTGTCTAAGTAATGGCTAAGAAGGCAAAAGGTTTTGGCGTAGATACTTACGAAAAAAAGAAAAAGAAAAAACGTAAAGGTAAAAATGCCAAAAGACCTAATAAAAAATACACTAGAAAAAAGAGTAGAGGTCAAGGAAAACCATGAGTAAAAGATTTGAAGAAAAAGATGGTTTAGTAAAAACAACATACCATTCAGATGACATGAATAAACAAGTCGTCATTGAACGAAATGTTGATTACAAACCTATTATTAATCATAATAAAAAAATGTACACTCAAAATGATGGTTACTCAAAATCAAGAGATTTAAAAAGAGTAGCATCCATTCCTACTTTAGTTTTAGAATTATGGACTAAGGAATATAATGGAACAGGAAATTGGTTTGCTTTACCAAAAGAAGTACAACAAAAAATTTTAAAAACAAAACTTAATTCTAATGAGTTTCAATATTTTAGAACAGCACCAGGAAGATTATAATGGCATTAAATAATTATACAGCATTAAAAACAAGTGTAGCAAATTGGTTAAATAGAACTGATCTTACAAATGAGATTGTTGATTTCATTGCATTAACCGAAGCAGACTTTAATTCTAAATTAAGAATTAGAAAAATGATTAATGAAGAAGATGTTACCATTAATGCTGAAACAGTAAGTTTACCCACTGGCTTTTTACAAATAAGAAACTTTTTTATTTTATCAGGTTCAACTAAATTACCTTTACGATACATGACACCATCACAAATGGATTCTATCAAAGGAACATCTACGACAGGAACTCCAGAAGTTTATACGATTGTTGGAGATAATTTAAGATTTGCACCTAAACCAGATGCTTCTTACACCGGTAAACTTAATTTTTATAAAAAGTTTGATGCACTTTCTACATCCAATACATCTAATTTTATTTTAACAGATCACCCAGCAATTTATTTATATGGTGCTTTATATCATGCTACTAACTTTTTAGGTGGTATAGATAAAATGTTAGTTCAAAAGTGGCAACAAATGTATGCGACTGCAATGGAAAGATTAGAAAGAAACGATAGAGAAGATCAATTCTCTGGTTCACCATTACAAGTTAGATCAGAAGATACCATAAGTTCTAATTTCGGAGGTAGGTAATGCAGTTAAAGTTTGGTGAATGGCTACCAGATCAACCTGAACATTTAAATCCAGGTGCGAATGTTGCAACCAATGTATATTTTGCAAGAGATAGTTATAAAAGATTTCCTTCTTTAGTAAATTACAGCACTAATAATATTGGAGCTGATTGCAGAGGTGGAGGTTCATTTAGAGATAATGCAGGTAACGTCTATAACTTTGTTGCAAAAAATACTGACATCTATCAATTAGATGGTGGAACATTTACATCAAGAAAAGGTTCACTCACTGGAACAAATACAGACTATTGGACATTCACTCAATTTGGTAATTATGTTATTGCAAGTAATGGAGTAGATGCACCTCAATATTATTTGATGGGTACATCAACGAACTTTGCTAATCTATCTGCTATTGCTTCTGATGGAACGCCTCCAACATTTAAAGTATCAGGTGTTATAAGAGATTTTTTAGTTACAGGTAACCAATCATCAAATCAAAACAGAGTTCAATGGTCAGGTATTAATGATATTACAACTTGGACACCAGGCTCTAAACTTGCAGACTCTCAAGACTTACCAGGTTCTGGTGGAGAGATTGTAGCAATTACATCTGGTGAATTAGGTTATGTATTTAGACAAAACCAAATAGTTCGTATGGACTTTGTTGGTGGTGCGACTACATTTAGATTTTCTGTGGTATCTCCAAACAGAGGTGCAGTCTATGGTAAAACAGTTTGCCAAGATAATAGAAGGGTGTTCTTTTATGCAGACGATGGTTTTTTTGAAATTAATGGTGATACGATAAAAGCTATTGGTGCAGAAAAAGTAAATAGATTTTTTGATTTAGATTTAAACAAAGCATTTAGTGATAGAATATGTGCAGCAGTTGATCCATTTAATCAATTAGCTTTATGGTTATATCCATCTGCTTCTAATACTACAAATACAACAGGTGTTTGTGATAGATTAATTATTTATAACTATGCAACTGAAAAATGGTCATTAGCAGAAGCTAACGCATCATTTATATTTTCACAGTTTGTGGGTGCATATACTGTAGAACTTATGGATATTATATCTCAAAACTTAGAGAATATTAATATTGCTTTAGATACAGACTTTTGGTCAGGTGGTCAGTTATTATTAGGTGCAATTGATTCAGATTTCAAAGCAGCTATTTTTTCAGGTACTGGTAATGAAGTTGAAGTAGAAACTTCAGAGGTAGAATTATATCCAGGTTTTAGATCAAATATTGAGGGAGTAAGACCAATTGTAGATGCTACAGCAACTGTATCAGTAAAGACTAGAGATAGACTTGCTGATAATCCTACTGCAACAGATTACGCTGATATGCAATCTGATGGTTTAAATAATATAAGAACTTCAGGAAGATATATTAGAGCTAATGTTAAAGTGGCTTCAGGTACGACTTTTACAAATGCTCAAGGCGTTGATTTTATTAGTTCACAAGGGAGTCAAAGATAATGGCAGATGTTATTGAAAAAGATATAGATAATGTTAGGTATTCATTTGAAACACAAGAGTTTTTTCAAAGACAACTTGAAGAATCTGTGAATAGCCTTATAAACAAAAATAACGTAGAAACAGATAAAGTTTTTACATGGTTCATGAGTTAGGAGTGATATGGCAGGTATAAAAGATTATTCAACAACAGCAGCAAGTAACACTTCAGTAGGTGGTATTAGTATTGCAGAAGGTATGTTACCTTCAAATATTAATAACGCATTTAGAGGTTTATTAGTTGATATTAGAGAATGGTATAATGATGGACAATGGGTTATCTATGGTGATGGTGATGCTTCATTTACTATATCTTATGCTTCATCAACTTCATTCACTATTGCTGGTCAAGATGTAACAAGTTTTTATCATGCTAATCGTAGAGTTAAAGCAATAGGAACTTCTACTGGCACAATCTATGGAACAATATCAAGCTCATCATTTTCAACTGATACTACAGTTAATGTTACTTGGGACTCAACAGGATTACAAAACGAAACGATTACTGTTCATGTTGCTATTTTATCTGCAACAAATGATTCTATTCCAGCAGATGTTATTGATGGAACTAAAATTGCAGACGATGCAATAGACTCAGAACATTATACCGATGGAAGTATTGATACAGCTCATATTGCAGACTCACAAATTACAACTGCAAAAATAGCAGCAGATGCTGTAACCAATGCTAAGATTGCAGATGATAGTATAGATTCAGAACATTATGTTGATGGTTCAATTGATACTGCACATATTGGAGATAGCCAGGTTACTTTAGCAAAACTTGCAAGTGATTCTGTAAACTCAGCAAAAATTGTAGATGGCTCAATCGTTAATGCTGATATTAATGCAAGTGCAGCAATAGATGCAACTAAAATACATGATGGCACAATTTCAAATACAGAGTTTGGATATTTAAATGGTGTATCAAGTGCAATACAAACTCAAATAGATGCTAAACAAAATACAGATGCAGAACTTACTGCTATTGCAGGATTAACTTCTGCTGCTGATAAAGGTATTCAATTTACAGGTTCAGGTACTGCTGCAACCTATGACTTAACTTCTGCTGGTAAAGCATTATTAGATGATGCAGATGCTTCAGCACAAAGAACAACTTTAGGTCTAGGTACAATTGCAACTCAAAATGCAAACAACGTATCTATCTCTGGTGGTTCTGTTACTGGACTTGGTGATCCTTCATCAACTTCAGATGCAGCAACTAAAAATTATGTTGATCAAGCTGTTGCAGGACTTAGAACTAGAATTGTTGCAGAAGCAGCAACGACTGCAAATATTTCATTAACGACTGATTTACAAAATGGCGATACCATTGATGGAGTTACTTTAGTAACTGGTGATAGAGTATTAGTTAAAGATCAATCTACTGCAAGTGAAAATGGTTTATATACTGTTGTTGCAAGTGGTGCAGCATCAAGAGATACTGAGTACGATACTATTACAGAATTATCTGGTCAAATGGTTGTTGTGAATCAAGGAACTTCAAATGATAATAAAATCTTTTTATGTACAACAAATACAACAGCAACTTTAGATACAGATGATATTACATTCTCACAAGTTACTCCATCAAATGTTGGAACAGTAACAAGTGTAGCTGTAGCTGACTCTGGTTCTTCAGAATTTACTGTAACTGGTTCGCCTGTAACTTCTTCAGGAACTATTAGTCTTGAAGTTGCTACAATTGCAAATACAAAAATTTCAGGGTTAGGCACAGCTTCAACTCAAGATGTTGGAACTTCAGCTAATAATGTAGTACAATTAAATGGTTCAGCACAACTACCTGCTGTGGATGGTAGTAACTTAACAAACTTAAACGCAGCTACTAATGGTTTCGCTATTGCTATGGCAATCGCATTATAATATAGGAGATAAATATGGCACAAAACTTTAGAAGATATACAAGCAACGATGTAGGCACAGGTGCTGCAACATTATTTACTGCTGATAGCTATGACACTGTCGTAGGTATTTCAGTTGCTAATGTTACAGGTTCAAGTGTTATTGCATCTGTTTATATCAATGATGGTGCAAATGATATTTACCTAGTTAAAGATGCTCCAATCCCAAGTGGTTCATCACTTCAAGTT